TTCCGAGGAAGGCACTGGTACAGGTTTTCCGGTCGTCACATTTAGCAACGTAACAGGAGGGCCAAGCGTAGAATCATCGTAAGCGCCGCCAAAGTCTGAAGGCAGTCCGGCAATGGGGGAGGATGCCGGAGAAAAACCAGAAGCGGCCTCAAAGAAGTTCGGGTGGCTTGTGATGGGCTCCGAGGTCAGGCCCATGGACCCGGTGACGTTAGGGTTGGTCCAATTCAACGCCGCTTCACCTGTTCCGTTTTTGATACCGATGTATTCGGCGGTGATGGTAGCAATACCAAGCTGATCGTAGACGACCTCAATCTTGTGGACCGCCATGAAGTTAAACTCTGTGATGGGATGCGCGGCTCCGCGGGCAAAGGCGGTAAGCCCGCTGATGGCCTCGGTGCGGTTCATCTTAAAGACGCAACGGCCCGTAAAGAGTCCGTATCCGTCGGTTGCCACGTTCCAGCCAGGCTGGAGCATCGCGGCGGTGAGGGCGTTGCCCTGGTCAATGCGTGCCATAAATTATTTTCCGCTTAGGAGTTTAGCGCGCGAGGGTGCGGCGGTGGACTTGTCTCCCTTGGAGAAGTCAACGGCGGCCACGGACTCCTTGGTGGCGATCATCTGGAGTAGTTCGGTGTGGCGCTTCAGCTCGTCGATTTGCATCTGGGCCATCTCAATAGCGATGTTAGAGCCAACGCCGATTACGTTGCCGTAACCAGTGATTTCACCGGGCTTGTTTTTGCCTGCAAAAGCCTTGAGGTCAGAAAGTTCTTTGGCGTCAGCGCTGGCTTTGGCCTTGGCTGCTGCTGGGTCAGGCTGGTACGGGGTTCGCTCAATAGCACGACGCTCGAGAATGTCCTGTATCTCAGGGTCTTTTGCGTAATCGCTTAATTTAGCGTTCATTAAGAATGTTTTCCCGGCTCGTCGTACAAAGTCAAATATGCCAGTCGACTCTTTCATGTATTGAAATCGAGCCCTTTCATTCTCTGAAATGGTAAAAAATCCAGCGCCTTCTCCGCCCTGTTCTCTGGCAACTGTTACGGCTGCAAGTTTGGCTTGGGCTCGATCTAGCACATCCTGCCTGCGCCCAGAAAGTTCTCGGGCCGATGCGACTGTGCCAGGTCGTAGATACTTGGACTCGCCCCTCTCGGCAAATGCCATTGCGTCTTTAGCATCTTGAGCTGCCTTGGCGATAGCTCCAGAGATGAAAGAGATTGTCGAATTAAGGAGCACTAGCGGGGCGACGAAGGCGAAGGCAATGTCCTTGAAGGCCATGCTGAACTTCTTGCCGATGTCGTCGACCTGCTTGCCGAAGCCGACCGTGGCGGCCTTGGCCTTGTCCATCGCCTGCGGGACGTCGGAGGTGGTCTTGATGTTGACTGTCAGGTCTTGGGCCATGTCGTCAGGGTGTTTCCTTTGCAGGATTGGAAGCGGCGGCGGCGGCGTCCTTGGCTTCTTCCTCGGCCATGAAGGCTTCCTCTTCGGGCGACATGATCGCCACGTCCGCACCCTTGGAGATAGCCAGGGCGGAGTTCAGCCAGATGGCTTGGCACTCCGGCATCTCCCATGCGCGCTTCTCGTCGATGCCCGATGCGATAAGGTTGGCCACAATCGATAGCGGCCACGGGACGCCTTTGCTTCCTCCGCCTGCTTTCTTGGTCTGCTCCCAGAACTTAGGCCAGTCTTGGACTAGGATGTAGCCGGCAAAGGCTTCAAGCATAGCCTCGAACTTGGCAGGCTTTCTGGCAAGGGATAGCATCCGCAGCTGATCGCGCCAGCCAATGTCGCCAAGGGGTTCCTCGGCGCACACTTGGCAGGCGAAGATTAGGTCGGCAGGAGTCACGCCGCGGGAGCCGGTTACCAGCGGAGAGTCGAAGGCCATCAGCCGTACCCGGTACTTGAGGCACCAGGGGTAAAGGGAACGACCCAGCAGCCGAAAGGGAGCGGGGTCGATAAAGGCAGCGAGGAACCGTTTGTCCATGCCGCCTAGTGTAGCCCACTTGGGGCTAAGTCAATTAGGCAGGCGTGATGCCTTCGTAATCGATGGCTGTCACGGTGACCGCAGTAAAGCCCTTGTTGGAGCCCTTCTCGTCAATCTTGGTGACCGTGCCGACAAACGATACAGAAGCCGAACCAGCCGGGTAAGCGGTAAGGGCGTTAAGCGTGAAGCTGAGAGCCACGCCGAGGACCGGCATCGTGGAGGTCTTGCAGATACCTTCGATGGTAATCTCGGACTTACGATCGTCGAGGCGGTGGGTCTTGGTCAGGCCCGCTTCGTCGACCACCGTGGCCTCGGCGTTGAACGAGGAGGAGAGCGTGTAGCTCTGGACGAAGAGGTTGGTGACGGTACCTGCGACACCGTAGAGACAAGTGACTCCGTTAGAGATAGCGGCCATTTGAATATGCTCGGTTTGGTAACCTTACGCGGGGAAGACGGTAAGGATGTCGAAGGTGAACGAGGTCGCCCAGGAGCGCTCATCGATACCCTCGTCTTCGGACTGCATGGTAACGTCATAGCAGGCAGCGTCGCCTGTGGCCGTGAAGGCCGCCTTAATAGAGGTCAGGTCACGCATATTGCCGGATAGGGCGGCACAGCGGAGGCGGTGATCGGCGAGGGTCGTATCGTCGGCGTTCGAGAACAGGGTGATGCGGACGGAACAGGAGAAGTTGCCTTCGCCTTCGGGGAGGTCAGACGGTGCCCGGGCGGCTTCGCAGAGGACCACGGCCTTGGGCAGGGTCTGGGTGGCGGCGTTGTCCCCGGTCAGGAACGTGACGGTGGTCAGCCCGGTCTGGGTCGAGAGGTAGGTCGCGACGGTGGCCTCGACGATGTGACGGATACTCTTAGTGCCCATTTCCTTTGCCTGCTTTGGTAGGGAAAGGGGCTTGACGGACGGTGAGCGGGGTGCCTTACTTAGGTCGTTCCACCAATGATTAGCCAACAGGACCCAGCCATCACTGCTTTCTTCGATATGCTTACCAGCATTGATAAGCACCTAGTAATTAAAACCACCAAGCCGCGTGCCTCCAAGGCACGTCATGGCGCCATGCTGGCCCGCCTGTATGCTGGCGAGACGCCCGCTTCCTATGTCTGCGAGCCCAAGGTCGACGGCCTGCGTGTCCTGATCACTGCGGACCTGTCCAGCCGCACCGTCCGCTTCGAGACTCGCAACGGCAACCCGATGCCATCCCTCGACCATCTTGCCGACGAGGTGCTCGACCTTCTGGCTGGCAAGGACGGCGTCTGGTCTCTCGATGGCGAGGCCGTGTCCGGCAAGTCGTTCTTTACCTCGGTTGGTGCCCTACGCTCTGACCGCTCTGCCAACGATGCCCGCGTCTGGCTGTTCGACCTTCCCTCCGTGGATGGCGATTATAGCACCCGCCGTGCCTCGCTGGAGGCTTTGTTTGCCCAGTCCTACCCTACCTCCCTCCTGCTCATCCCGAGCGTCTCCTGCACCCCAGAGGAAGCCTTTGTCCGCTTTACCTCCGAGGGCTTTGAAGGTGCGATGGTTAAGGACACGACCGCCCCCTACGCCCACGGCATCCGCTCCAGGGCTTGGCTCAAGGTCAAGGACGCCGACACTACTGACGCCGAGATTGTGGACGTGGTCGAAGGCACCGGCAAGTGTGCTGGGATGGCGGGCCACATCGTCGTGCGCTGCGGACGTCGCCTAGTCAGCGTCGGCACGGGCATGGATAACGCCACCCGCTCCGCCCTGCTCGCCGACCGCTCTCAGCTCATCGGCCAGACCGCCGAGGTTTGCTTCCAGATGTTGACTCCCAAAGGATCCCTACGCCACCCGGTGTTTGTCCGAGTCCGCGGGGACAAGTAATTAACCCTTGTTGTTAAACTTGTTGATGTCGAGCTGGAGCAAGTGGCGGATGCGTCCGGGCATTTGCTTGACGCGGTTGCCGTAGACAAGGCCAAGGACACCAGCCTGATCGGCGATGCCGTTGACGTTGCCCTTGCTGTTGGTGATTGTTACCTCGGCCAATTTGTCGGTAAAGGTAGAGTTGTTGCGACCAAGTACTGAATTGTGCCGCGTGACCCAACCAGCCTTTAACAGGTCGACTCCAAAGTCTTTTGCTACGCCATTAATCATTGGCTTAGGCAAGGAGCGAAGCGCCATAGCCCAGCCGGACTTGATGGCGCCGACGGTCTGCTGGCGCTGGGCAACGTAGGTATCAATGTCGCCCTTGTTCTCGGCGACGTACTTGAACATCCAATCAATGCCGCTCATGTTGCGGCCATTCTTCCAAAGACGCCCGCCTGTTCGGTTATAGATTGGTTTGTATACCGCATGAATGGCGCCAACGCTTTGCAGGTAAGCCTGATTGGCCGTCTCGTTGGCGACCTTGGTGCCAATCCTGTTGAAATAGTTGCGCAGTTTCTTGAAGCCCCAGACGGTGCCGAAGCCGTTGTATCGGTCGGAGAGTATCTTAGCCAGGAAGGGATTACCATTTAGGATGCTAGAGCCGTTAGCCGCCACTTTCCAGAATAGGGCAGGGTTGTCGCTAAGGGATAGTGAACCTAGGCGCTTAATGAGCCGGGCCTGTTGGGTCTTCTTTGTCCCGCCATTCAGAGAGGTAACGACCTTGCCGACATCTCGGTCAATGGCCCTTTCGCCTGCGATCCTAGCTGCGGCATCTAGGCCCCTGCCTCCGCCCTTAGCCAGGGGAGGCGTGAATACAGCGGCATCTCGGCAAGCCAAGGCGGCCTGCTCTAGGGTGGCGTCCTTCAGGGTCTGCTTGGACCTAGTCGCGTACTTCTGGATGGCGGCAAGGAAGTCAGCCTGAGACTTGGGCTCAATGGTGACCTTGACCACGGCTTTACTGGTTATCGTCGATGACGACGAGCGTGATCCATGCCGACCCGGGCTTGTAGGTCTGGGTCGTGATGCGGACGGTCTTCCCGCCAGCGACGATTTTCTTCCCTTGGCCTAGGCTGGCGATGGGGACGCCTGCCGACAGTAGGGCCGCCGATGCCCCCGTAGAGCCGTCTGGGAGGCTCCAGGAGGCCGTTACAGCGGGGAGCCTGACCGAGTACTGGGTCCGCTCCATGTACCCCCCTGCTTCGAGGACGGTCTGGACGGCGGGGTCGGAGATAAGGCACTGGAAGGTGATGGCCCCAGAGTTGGCCGACCCGGAGACTCCGAAATCAGCGGTCATCTCTTTCGCATCGTTAAGAAACTCGTTTCCGTAGAGGCTCATCCTATCATTGCCCCGTTTGGGAACTAGGCACAAAAAAAGGGCCCCTTTCGGAGCCCTTTAAGTTCGTAGCCTTGGCCGCTATTAGGCGGTCTTGAGGCGGACGAGGGAGGTGGCGCGACCGACAGCGGCACCGAACATCAGGGTGGCCGTGACGTTCAGGAAGCCAGACTGCTCCATGCCGACGAGCACCTGCACACCGAGACCCGTGCCGGCGTCCGTGGCGTTCGAGACTTCGAAGCCGGGGATGCCTTCGGAGTCAGGCAGAGCGGAGGCGAAGGCGATAGCGTCAGGACCAGCGACCCAGCCGGCGAGGTTTTCGCTGTTGGTAGCGAGGTTCGCGAACTGGTAGATGCGGGCACCGGCGATGATGCCGAGGTCGCCGTCGCGGATGATGTTCGCGCCGAGGACGTTGTTGCCAACGATCGTGGTGTCCTTACGGAGGTCAGAGATGTAGGTGCTGTTGAGCACGGCGTAGCGAGGGCTCGGGGCCTTGGCGTCGTCGAGGGTCTTCTGCACGCCCACGAGTTCGTCGTAGGAGAGGTCACCGCCGGAGGTCGAGGAGACGCTGTAGTTAGCGTTGGTGACCTGAGTGTTGATGACGTCCATGACCTTCTGGGCGAGACCGATAGAGGCGGTCTGGACGAAGTTGTTGACGAAGAAGTCAGCGCCGTAGTCCTTCAGGTTCGAGGGGGTGAAGCGGCTGGAGATCTTGTACTGGGTCAGGGTGACGGTCGAGGCCGTGATGGTCGCGTCGTCCTGAGTGAGGTAGCCACCAGAGCCGAAGGCGGTAGCGGTCGAGGTGCCGATGAGCGGAACCTGGATAGCCATGCCGGTGGAGCCGGGACGAGCCGAGAAGACGGACGAGATACCCGAGAGAACGGGCAGCTTGTTGACGAGAGCGGAGAGGACGCCAGCCGACAGTACTGACGGGGCGGCGGAGATGGAATTAGCCATGATGTTTGATTAGGTAGGGTTGAGGGAAATTAGAAAGAGGCCTTGATGATCGCAGAGCGATGGGCCTCAAAGTAGGCGTTGCGTTCCTTGGACCCGACAGGCAGGGCCATGAAAGCGACGTAGTGGTTGACGGCCTCGGCAGGAGCACCGTCGCCCTGGGGAAGGGCAACCGGGGTGACGCCGACAGACGCGGCAATCTTAGCGGCCTCTTTGGAGGCGCTGACCTTGACGGCTTCAGCTTCGAGAGCGGCGACCTTGAGGGCGGCGGCTTCGGCTTCGATGGTCTTGACGACTTCGGTGAGGCTGGCAATCGAGGCGTCCTTGACGGAGGCTTCGACCTTCAGGCTTTCGAGTTCGGCGGCGGCGCCGACGGTGAGCTTCTCGACAGTGGCACGGAGGTCATCGCGTTCGGCGGTGAGGCCCGAGAGGGCAGCCGAGGCTTCGAGCAGTTGTTCTTCGATGGTCATCTTGAGTTTGCGGGAGTTGGAAACTTAGAAGGAACGCAGGGCTTCGGAGAATGAGTCAGCCAGCCCGGTCACTAAGCCCTGGGCGGCGGCCTGCTTGCCCGAGAAGGTCTGGCCTTCCATGGCTTCGGCCTTGACCATCTTGCGCTTCATCAGGACGGCGGCTTTAAACTCGGAGTGGATTTCGTCCACGCTCTCTTGGAGGTTCGCCATCTGGCCTTCGTCGAGGGTCGTGCCTTCGATGCCGGCGCCCTTGTACTTACCGGACTTGATGACGACCATCTTGATGCCTGCCATCTTGGCGGCTTCGGAATAGTCAGGGACAGCGAGGTAAACGCCGATGCTCCCGACCGTGGCAGACTTGGAGGACATCACCCTATCAGCGGCGGAGGCGACCCAGTAGGCAGCGGACGCCATCTCGGTATCAGTGTAGGCCATCGTCGGCTTCTCAAGGTTGCGGACCTTGTTAGCGAGTTCCTCAATGCCGGTGACCGTGCCACCAGGGGAAGAGACTTGCAGGGCGATACGCGTCACATCGGGGTTCATCGCGAACGCATCGACGGCGGCAGAGAGTTCATCCACATCAGCGGCTCCCATCATCTTCTCGATAGGGGTCAGACCTTTGCCGATCACGCCGTAGACCGGGATGACGCCAACACCGTCAGCGGTGACGTAAGGCTTGGGGGCGACTCCGAAGAGCTGCGCCAGCATATCGGTAAAGCCAAACTTCTCAGCCAGGACAGCGTGGTCCTTGGCCTTAGCCGGGTCGATGAGGAGGGGCTCGCGGCCCGAGAGGCCATTTGTGAGGAAGCGCATGGGTTTAGGAATTGGGTTGGTCTTTGGATTCAGGCTCTTCCATGTCGGCAGGCTCGTCTTCGACTTCTGCTTCGTCTTCGTCGACAGCCTCGACCGTTCCGATCGGGGTGTTGGTCGGGCGGAAGAGCAGCTCGAAGGGGATGCCGTACTGCTTGGCGAGGTCTTGGATATGCACCATGTCAGCGGCGCGCTTGTTCATCTCAGTGCGGAAGTCTAGGCCGCGCTGGGCGTAGAGTTCGGACATGGACAGCAGGCCCATCTCAACATCGGCACGGTCGTTAGCGGCTTCACGGCCAGCGTCGACGGTGACAGACTTCGGGGTCGTCCATGAGACTTCGGTCCACTTTGGGTCGTCTGGGATGTCGCCGGCGGCGATGCCCTGACCGATGATGTAGCCCCAAGTCGGGACGCAGAACTGTTCGATGACGATGGTCTGATACTTGGCGAAGACTCGGCCAGCCTTGGCGGTGACGAGACGCACCGTGGCGCCGCCTAGTTTGGAGGAGTCGCCGACGAACTCGTAAGGCAGTACGCCCTGAGCAATGTCGCGTTCCAGCGCCGCAAGGAAGCCGGTGAAGGTGCTGTTGGGGCGGTTGCTCTGGAATGAGTTGAGGGATTCGCCCTGGTCGAGCACGAGTAACTTGCCGCCCATCGTGTTCGCGATGGAAGTGTAAGAGGGGGTGTTCAGTGCGCCCAGCTCGTTGGCCGTGTCCTGATCGAGGACGCCGCCCTGCTTCTGAATGGTGCGTACCACGTCACCGTTGTCCTTAACGGCTTGCTTCTCGAGGGCGAGAATCTCCATCTCGTCTTGGATGGAGTTGATGCTGGATTGCAGGAGAGGGATGCCTCGGCACCCGCTGGCGTACTCATGGTCGACGACGTGCATCATCGACTGAGCGAGAATCTGGCGGTTCGAGCCGTCCGACTTGTAGACGTTGACCGCAGTGTATTCACCGTAAGGGCCGTAGACGATGCCGTCGTGAATGCCAGTGATTACCACGTTCTCGTCGAGGGGGTCACCGATGCGGTGGGCTTCCATCAGCTGTAGTTTCGCATCGCCGGTAGCGTTACGCACCTTGGCGGCAAACGAGTCACCGTCACGGATCATACCGCGGAGGAGAATGGCCTGACAGTTGTAGAACGAAAAGCGGTTTGTGATGTCGATGCGCTTGCCCTTCTCTGCAAAGTAAGCCTCGTAGCGTTCCTGCATCTCAGGGGTCGACGCGTGGCTCTGGGCCTTGATGCCGTCGCCCACGGAGTAGAGCACCATGTCATTAAGAATCTGTTTAAACAGGCCGCTGTTCCGCTCTGCCCATCGGCACTTGCGGATCATCGCCATGCGGTTCCACGGCGTCAGGTCTTGGCGTAGGTCGCCCGGTGCTTGGCCGAAGATGGCACGGCGCGAGTTGGAGAACATCGTGCTCTGCCAGCCCGAGTAACTGCCACCGAAGCCGCTGCCCTGCGTGTCCATGACGGCGGCCTGCGGCTTCAACGAAGGCGCCTGCCCGGTCTTGGGCTTAGGGGCACGGAGGCTGACAGTCGGGATTTTCTTGCGGGGGGCCATAGATTAGTCGCGGCGCGTAGACCAGGAGGTCGAGATGACCGTCGTGCGGCGTCCGTAGGTGGCCGGGTCGAGGCGGCTCAGGGCGAACATAGCCTCGGCAAGCATCTCCTTTGGGGGCATAGCGAACTGCTTGGACGCGGAGGAGCCAGAGTCGGAGTAGGACATCAGCGTCTTACCCTCCGTGATCATGTCCACAGCCTTGGCTTTGATGTCGAGGAGTTCGCACTCCGTAAGTCCGATGAAGAGTCCAGAGGCCATTTGAATATGCCCAGATTGGAACGAAGAGGGGGGTGCGCCGACCAGCCCACGCCACAAGCTTCTTCCTTCTTGCAACACCGAACGGCGCACCCTTGCAGACAGCGTGCTCATGTTCCGCTCTGAGGCAAGTCGGTTTCGGTCGTTTCTCTGCCGGCGATGCCCCAACGGACGGCGGCTAGGAGGGCGAGGATTTCGCAGTCGAGGGCGTGGTTGTCCTTCTTCCCCTGGGGAAGTATCCAGTGAGCCTTGCCCGTGCGGCGGTCTTTGACGCGCACTTCGGAGTTCAGTTGCGAGACGTACTCGGGGTCGGCGTCGATAGCGTAGGTCCAGACCTTGCGGGCACGAAGCCCGTGCAGGAGGTCTTTGCCGGCGAGGTTGGAGTGCGAGACGAGGATGGCCCGCTGAGGGATGCCAGGGACGACAATGGCCTGCTTCTCGGAGTAGTAGCGACGGCTCGTCTTACCGTCCCGATCGGTCACCGCGAAGTCTTCGTTGCCCGAACCCTTGGCCGTCTTCCAGTTACGGCGGGCACATTCGCGGTAGACCTCGGAAGTGTTGTCGCCCGAGTCGACGAAGACCATGGCGGGGTGGACCGCGTACTGTTTTGCGTACGCCTCGACGTTGTCCCAAGTCTCGATGCGGGCGAAGGCCAGCAGCCGACTATGCCCGGTCTTACTCCAACGGCGCACACAAACCCAAAAGTGTCCTCGTTGTACGTCACAACCCATCGTGCGGAAGGCGATGCTCCCCTGCGGTGCGTCCGTCTGCTCGATGACCCGACCCTTCGGCGAGATCATGGCCTCGGCGTCCCACGCGTCGCCCATCTTGTAGTTGGCCGACTCGGCGGTGCTCACCATCTCGCCGCCCTCTTCTGACCAGGGCATGGCCAGCCGCTTCTGCTTGAATTGCATCCGGGCGTTGTCGTCGCCGTATTGGTCGACCGACTCCTTGGCCTTGAGCATCAGCACGCCCAACTCGCCCCAGCTCATCGTCGCAAGGGCGTTCCAGTGCAGGCCGATGTGACCCGCGTTGACCGATGCGGCGGTGGCGATAAACGTCCCGCGAGCGTTGGCTTCGATGCGCGTGGCGTTGGTGTCAGGGAGCAAGGTGCGGCAGGACGCACACTCGTAGGTCGTGCCGGCGTTGACCTTGTGCAAGTCCCACGACCCGCTGACCTTGGCGTCCTCGGGGAATCTGATCTGCTCCCACACCCAGGGCTGAAGGTGGTCGCACTTCGGGCAACGGAAGTTCCAGTCACGCTGGTCGGTCGTCTCGTGCAGCTGATGCCACTCGCTACCCGCCTTGCCACCCTGCGACATGAAGATGCGTTTGCCCATCCAGCCGAACGCCGTGACGCGTGCGCTCAGTTCGGCCAAGTGACCGGGCGGCGCCATCCAACACTCGTCGGCAATCGTGTAGCGTAGCGACAAGCGCTGAAGGTTCGCCTCGTTCCAGATGCCGCGACAGTAAAGCGTCATGCGGTCGAAGTCCGTCGTCGTCGAGCGGTCCATGTCGTCGAGCGAGATACGGTCCTTCACCGGCGGACAGTTGGCCCACACCGGGCGGAGGTAACGAAGGGCGAAGTCCTTAGCCTCGGGGTCCGTAGCCTGGAGCACCATCGTCGGGCCCGGAGCGTTGGCGATGATGTGGCAGGTGAACAGGCGGGCGAAGAGAGATTTGCCCGACTGGATGCTGGCGAGGATGGTCAGTAGTTTCGTCTCGGGGTCTGCGGCGATACGCAGGGCCTCCGCAATCCACGGCGTCCGCTCTGATCGGAACGGCCCGGGCATCGGGGAGTCAGGGATGGCGTGCACGTTGTCCTCCAGCCAGTCGACGATGTCGCCCGAGTCCGAAGGCTTGAGCACGTCCCGCCCGATGCGGAGCAGGTCACTCTTGTTCATCGACAGCGGAGAGTTCGGCCTTCACGCGGCGCACCCAAGCCTCGAGCACCTTCACGGCCTTGGCAGGGTTCTCGGGGTTGCACCCTTCGGCCACGTCGAGGGCGAGTTTGTCGAGACGGTTGACCACGCCCGATGCAAGTTCCCGCATGGCTTCGGCTGCTTCCTTGGCACTAATAAAATCCTTCGTTAGAATGATGCGCCTCTCCTGCTCGGCCTCCAACTGCACAAGCGATTTGAGCGAGGCGTTGTAGGCTGACTGGTATTTGCCTTGATGCGGGTCGCCCTGCTCCATGGCCGCCTGCCAGACGCCGCGAGCCCGACCGACCAGGGCACGGTGCTCGCTGATCGTGTCAGCCAGGGAGCCGTCGTCGAGCTGCTCAGGTGCCGTCGGCGCACGCCTTACCCGGGCGTCTTCCTGCGTCTGCCTCCAAGCGGTGGCCGCTTCGACCGAGTCGATGGGCATACCTTTCTTGACTAGGATAGAAACGCGCTGACGCGTCAGGCCAAGGGCCTCGGCAATTTCAGTTTGGCTGGGCATCGTTTTGGACTGTGTTCACCCACCAGATAAGTTGAGACATCTTGATGACCGGGATGCCGTAGGACAGGCACTCACTGACGTAAAAGGCAGCGGGCTCGATGTCGTCAGGGAGTAAGATGCAGACGTAGCGCTTGTTGAGGTGCTTGCGGTAGACTAGGCATTGAGCCATAGCGGTAAGCATACCTTGAGATGAGCACTCTTTCTTTGTCTCAATTGCCCAGTTGTAGCCGGCCAAGTCTGCCCGCATCTGGCAACCAGGTATTTGAACCTCGCGTTGAATGTGGCGCTGATGTTGAACGGCAGAGTCTTTAAGCATCTGTTCGGCTTCCGTTTGCATCTGTAGTTCTGAGCCATGAGTCTTTGAAAAAGTGCGGTCAGCCCATTTTAACTTTTGCGGGGTGGCTTTGAATTTAGCAATAAGCCTTTGGTCGCGCTTACACTTGTCGTAAACGCCTGCCTTGCTGATGGCCTTGCGGATTACTTCGCGTGAGTACGTAAAGTCGAAAACCTTACGCGTCTCATGGATCGTGCCATGACGAAGGTAGGCTTCGACAATTGCCGCGTCTAACTTGGCTTTTTCAGCTCGGGCAATAACCGCAAGCTGGTAGCTTTTCAAATCAGAGGGTCTCATTGTCAACAGGGTGTTTTGATGCAGTGACCATGCACTTCCGAGCCGTGGTGTCGGGCCA